GGGTAGCAATTAATTGCTTTATAGCTATTAATAGGTTCTGGCAGGGGAGTTGTAAGCCAACCGCCATCCAAAACCCCCTTGTTCACAAAGGGCCAGGCATTACATCTCCTCTACAAAAGAGCCAACACACCGCATACCAACGGTTATCATGTGAACTGTGTTGTCCTATAGAGGCAGCTTCCTGGTGTCGATAGCATTCATGGACCGTTCTCTACGTCGTCCATCTGACAGGGACAGAAGGGGCACGCACCAAGGTTTGAGTCTTGTTACTTGGAAAATGCAATACATTTAACCAAGAGAATGCGTGACATCCCTCACCTTCCCTGGCAGACTTGAATGATATCAAATACTACCTCCCAAACGATTATACTGTCTTGGGAAAACAGTTTCAACATAGTATCCTTATTTTACAACCGGACCATGGAGGGTTGGAAAGGGGACGTGGATTTTACCAGAGTAGGAGCAATCTTACAGCTTCTTCCACTCTGACTACCTCCAGCAGGTACTGGTCCACTTAACACTTACATATGTGGGACGCCTGCTCAAGTGTAGGAGGTACTACGGTAAGGTGCAATCATTGGTACACGAGTTCTCTACCATGACCACGTAGCTTTC